CCGAGGTGCGGCAGCAAGTACGGCGGCAATCCGGCGGTGCGTCGGTTCGTCGATGATTTCCGGCCACACACCCTTGCCGACAACACGGCCGTGATGCACCCGCAACGCGGCCAACCGAGGGTTGCGCAACAACGACCGCACAACGCTCGGGTGCCACGGGTTGCCCGCGGTCGTGGTGATGTTGCGCCGGTTCCAATCCTTAGCAATCTGCCGTGTCGTTGTGCCTTGCAACACCTTGCCGATTGCCTCAAGCAACACGGCGCGTTCGGCCGGGTCGACGGCCATGCCGGTGCGGTCGTAACCAAACATGCGTCGGCCGGATGGGACTGCACCGTTCTTAGCGCTTGACAACATGTTGCGGCCGACACGGCCCGACGTCTTGCGTGACTCATATTCGGAGTCAACCGCATCCTCAACAAGCGTGCGCCAATCGCGGGAGTTGGTCGGGTTGTACAACCTCGGGCCGTGCGTCACCACGACAACGACCTTGCCACGCTCGGCAAGTAGCTCAAGCAACATGAGCCATTCGGAGACCTTGCGTGTTGCCCGTGACCCTTCCCAAATAATCAACCCGTCATCGTTGAACCGGTCGTGCGTGAGGTCGGCAACCAACGCGTCAAAATCGACGCGTCGACGTTTCGCATACGGTGACGCGCTGCCGACATCGGAGTACGGCGGCAACGAGGACAACACCCACCCGCGGTCATTGTCGACGGCCGTTGTGATTGCGGCAAGTTGTTCGTCGTTCGACCGTTGGGTGCCCGACGTGTCGATGCTCACGCGCACCAACGGCCGTAGCGATAGCAAGTCGGTTGCGGTTGAGCAGGGGTTTTGGGTGTTGGTTTTCATAGACCAACACCTTACCCGTCATACGTGATAATGAGCATTACTCGGGTGTGTAGTCCCGATTATCACGTATGACTAACGACGGCGGAACCACAACAACAAGAACACCACGACGGCAACCAACACGGCCGCACCCGTGGTGACGATGACGGCGGTGCCGGTCAATTCGTGCCCGCCTTGATTTGGGCAGCGTTGGCAAACTCGTCACCCGTCCAATTGTGCAGACTGTCACCGGTCGGCAATGGGCCGTCGAGCCAACACGCTGCAAACGCGTTCGGGCCGCCGGTCAACGGATACCGCACAAGGTTGCCCGCTGCCAATTGGGTCTCGGTTGCCGCACCAACCCGGTCATCACCCGGCCCGGTCCAACGCACGACAACACCGTTGCCGATGAATTTCGCGTTCGCACCGGTCACGTCGTAATACAACATTTGCTCATCCTCCGATGGTGGGATTGGGTCGGGTTGGTCGGATGACCTCAACCACAATTCGTCAATCACGTCGTCAAGATTCCACGTGCCCGACGTGTTGGTTGACCGAGGTGCCCACGGGCCGTCAACCGCGTCGGCACGTGCCGGGTCAATCTTCCGGTCGGGTGCCCACACCGAGTGCACACACACGTCGTCGGGCGGTAACGCCAACATGTTGGTGACCGCCAACGACACGGCAAAATAGGCATCAATCATCGACCGTTGCCACACCTCACCGAGACCGTCGTTTGCTGCCTCAATCGACACCGCGTACTCGTTCATGCGGTCGACGGGCACGACACCGGATGACGTCATGTACGGCCCACCCTTGCCGTTCGTGTTGGTGGCACCGGCGGCACACACCCACACCACACCGTCACGTGCAAGGTACAGATTTGCAACCGGTGCATCCGGGCACCCGTAGCAAATGTAATTGACGTCGTTTTCGGGTGTCGTGTTGCTTGCGGTGTGATGCCACATGACGCACCACGGTGCGGTCCCGTCGTACCCGCCCGACCCGCGGGCACGGGTCTGCCAACCGTCAACCTCAACGACGTCGAGACCGTGGGCACGCAACACGTCGGCCAACCCGGTGAGGTAACGCGCACCCATTAGAGGTCACCTCCGATGACACGGCCACGGATGAACGCAATGTCATCGACGATGCGTTGCACACGCTCGGTGATGTCGTCACGATGGTCGACCACCCATGCAATGCGTTCACCGATGACACGCAATTGCTCAATCACGGTGTCACCGGCCGACCATGCGTCATCCGGGTCGTAATCACCGAACACGGCCGGGTCGACGGTCACGACCGCTGCACCTTGCGTCGTGGCCGCGGCCGCGGTTCGTCGGTGTCCTCACCGGGTTTTGCCGCGGGTGCCGCGGGTGCTGGGCCGCAATCCTCAACCCACGTGTATGTCGGTTGAAACGAGGATGACGCAATCGTGGTTGCACCGCCACTAGCAAGTTGCACCGTCCAACCGACCGGTGCCGAGGTCGGTTGTTGGGACGGCAACACGATTGGCGGTGTCGTGACGCTCAAGCTACTTGCGCCGATATGGGTCATCTGCCACAAGTATTTTTGGATGCCCGCGAAATACACCCGCCAATAAACCGCGGCACCGGGTGTCGCGGGAGCACTCACCGTCAAGTTGATGCCGAATTTCGTGTACCGACCCGGCGGCCGCGTGATTGCCTCATTGACGGCATTGCCGTGCAACGGTGTTTCACCGCCAACAACGGCCATGTCGGCCGCGCCATACGACAACGTTGAGATAATCCCCCACGGCATGTTCCACGCTTTACGCCATGCGATACCGTCCCAAAATTCGGGTCCCTCGTTTGCGTCGTTCGACGCAATGTAGGACGCTTGACCGCGTACCGGTGACGCCAACCCGGCGGTGCGTGCCGCGGTCGTGGAAAACCCGGCAATGACTTGTTGTTGCACATACGTGTTGAAGTCGGGTGCCAACACCTCTTCACCAACGACCCATGTTTTTGCGGGCATTATCAGTCCCCTTTCATGCAGCGAAACCCAACACAAAACCCGAGTCGAGCCTGTCTTGCGCGTGTGGTCCCATGTGGAATATTTGACCGGCCGACGATGCCGGGTTGGCCGCAATCAATTGCCATGTGACCTCCCACGCGTGGCGGGTGATTGCGTGTTTGAAACCGACGACACGGTTGGTTGTGTCGATGACGTGTGACGGATGGTCGGGAGGTGCCCACACAACACGGCACGGGTCGGTGACCGCTTTCGTGTTGAGGACGTCACGCCAACATGCCCACGGTTGTGCGGCAAGTCGTGGTTGCATCGTGACGTCGGCCAACGTCGATTGCGGGTACGCGTATAGCTGCAACACAAGTGACGTCCACGTTGACACTTGTGTGTCGTCGGCCAACCCGAGGTCGGTGCGGTTGTAGTCATATTGTCCGTACTTGTCTATCGACGCTTGTGACACCGATTGTTGTGAGGTGCCGCCGACACGTGCAGCGAACACCGCGTTGCGCATTTGCCGGTCGAGTGCCGTTGGTGTCGCGTCGACCAACACGTCAAACCCGACGTCACAACCGAGGGTGACGAACGGTGCGCCAATCGTGAACCACACGTCACGCTTCAACCATCTCAACTCACCGCGTGGTGTGAAATACGCAAACCCCAATTCATCGTCGAGCGTGCGTTGCAGCAACTCCCATGCGGATTGCGCAAGGGTTGTTGCGGCCAACGTGCGCACACCTCCGCCGGTCGGGTCAATGACGGTGCCGACCCACCCGAAAAAGTCGACGATGCGGTGCACCCGTTGTTGCACGGTGTCGCCCGCACCTTGCGCCGGTTGCTCGGGCCGGTCGTATCGGGCAAACCGTTTCGTCACGTCGGTTGCAATCATCGTCGTTTGTCGACTTGACGGTGCGGTTGTCCAATCTTGCTGCCATGAATCGGCGGTGCCGGTGAACAACCAATGTTGCGTCACGGCCGCCGTCGTCGGGTTGACCACCTCGGCAAACACTTGCACCGGCACACCGGGTATCAACCGTGACCGGCCGCCGACCGTGAACTTTCCGGCCGGTGACAACGGGTCATAAATGTGCAACGGGTCCGCAATCGTCAACGTCAACGTGCCCGCGTCGGGTTTCGAAAAGATGCCTTGTGAGGACGACACTCCGCCCGCAATTTCAACGTCAAGAACGTCGCACCCGAGGTCGACCCACAACGACCCGGTTGAGTCGATGTGTCCCATGACGTTGCCCGCGTCGAGTCGGTCGGCGGTGTGCGGTCCCATGTGAAACCCGGTGCCGCTGCCAATGGCCGCTTGCACATAGAGGTGCACGTATGGTGACCAATGCGGTGAGGTTGCACCGCCGGGTGTACCCGGCCACGGTTGCCCGGGTGCCCATGTTGCCATTACACACCGGCCCGAATCGGCACGTCGAGCGGGCCGTTACGTGATGACCACCCGCGCAACGCGTTGACAACGGCACGTTGGATTTGTGGTGAGTCTGCACCCAACCCGGTTGTTGTCACGTTGACGTTGATAGTCGTGTTGCCGCCGAACGACTTGCCGACACCGCTGAACCGTTCTCCCTCGTGCACGAGTGCCATGCCGGTGCGCAACACCGACCCGCCACGCGCCAACGTGGGGATGTTGAACGGGTCGAACGTCTGCCCGCCGATGGTGCCGACACCGGGTATGTGGGTGTCGAATGAGGGAATCGTCCAACGGATGTTGTTCATGCCGCGGATGACGGTGTTAATTGGGTTTTTGAGTGCGTCTGCAATGTTGCCCGCAACCCGTTTCACGTCACCAACGAGACCCGAGATGAAATCCACGATTGAGCGAAACTTGCCCGTCACCCACGTGTAGACCTCGGTTGCCGCGTACATCGGTTTTTTGAGCCACGTGATAACCGAGTTGATTGCTGCACCCAACGTCGAGCCGAGACCGTTGATGAACGACACGATTGCGTTGAACTTGTCGGTCACCCATTGCCACACCGCGGTGGCACCATCCTTGATTGCGTCCCAATTGCGCACGATGACCAACACCGCCAACCCGAACGGGCCGGTGATGACGGCAAGCAACAACGGCCAATTGGTTTTTATCCAATCGAACACCGCTTTTGCCGCATCCTTGAGGACGTTGAACGCACCAACGACGTCATCCCACGCCTTGTCAACAAAATCTCGGAACCACCCGACCTTGTTGTACGCAATGATGATGCCCGCAACGAGTGCAGCGATAGCCAACACGACCAACACAATCGGGTTGGCCGACATGACGATGTTGAGACCCGCTTGCACGGCGGCCCAAATCTTGAGACAGGCCACCAACGCCAACACACCGGCAATGACGGGTGCAATCCACGTTGCGTTGTCTTGAATGAATCCGGCCAACGTCGACAACATGGGCGCAAGCGCACCGATGATGGGCAGCAACGCACCGCCGATGGTTTCCGACAACTCACCCATTGCGATTTGTGCGCCGCGCATCCGACCGGCAACCGAGTCGGCCGACGATGCAGCTTGACCCGCGAACGTCGACGACATCGACGACATGATTTGGTCGAGCGACATTGCGTGACCGGCCGCATCTTTCGTTTTGACACCCATCTTGCCGAGTGCACCGGTTGACCCGTTGGCCGCTTTCATCATTGCTTCGGTCACCGAGGTCAAGTCCTTGCCGGTTCCGGCCGACACGTCGGTTGCAATCGCCAACGCCTTTTGCGCGTCCTCGGTGTTGCCGAATCCGCGCACAAGATTGTCGAGTGCCGGTCTCAAGTCATCGTCGGCAATCGCGGTCGATTTTGAGAGTTTCGATATCCAATCCTCGTTGGCCGCAACTTGCGCGTCGGTTGCACCGGTGACGTTCTTCAACGTTTGCGCCAGCTTGCTTGCCGCCTCTGCATCGTCGGCGGCAGCGTTGGCCGCGTCCTTGCCGAAGTTGATGATTGCCGCGGTGCCGACTGCACCCGCAATCGTCTTAGCGGTTTTGGTGAAACCGAGACCACCCTTTGCCTTGTCCTCAACCATGCCCATTTGCTTGAGCGCTTTTGTGGCATCGGCAATGATGTCGATTTTGAGAATTGCGGGACTAGCCATGCGTCACCGCCGTTGCCGGTCGAGTTGGTCGTACACCTCAACGGCGGTTGCCATTGCCCGCGTATCTTCCAACCATGACTCGGGTGGCACACCGGTGCGAATCGACAACATCACGGCTAGTCGACCGAGGGTGCCGTCCGCGTAGGGTCCAACAAATCAGCATCCTCACCGTCAAGGGTCTCGGGTATCCCGTCGAGTAGTTCTAGGAATCCGTCATAGTCACGCGGCACGTTGTCGGCACCCAATCGGCGCAACGCTGCATGAGCTACCCGAAACGTCATGTCGAGTGCCTTTGGTGATTGCGTGTCGATGACCACGGCGGCCCAATCGCGTGCGTTGGTCTGCACCGTTATCGGGTCCTCACCTTTCAACGTCACCAACATTTTCTGCCATGCCATGAGGTCATGCACCTTTCACTTTGTCGAGTGCCGCTTGCACGTCGGCAAGATATGCGGCCACCCATTCCGACTCACTTGCTTGTGCCGCATCCGACATGAACGGTTGCGCACCGATGTTGCGTGACGGCCAACCCCAATGAATTGGCGCGGCATACGGCACCGATGCCCGACCCGCTTGCACACGTGCACGGCGCACTTGCCGTGCCGGTCGGATTGATGCGGCCAACTTGCCCGACACGTGCGGTGCCATTTGTGCAGCGCGTGAGGCAACGATTGATGCGGCACGCCAATGCGCGTCTTTCAATTCGTCGATGTCGACACCGGCACGTTTCATTGACCGTGCCAATTCGTCAAGACCCTCAACGCGGATGCCGGTTTCACTCGGCACCGGTCGACGCACCCACCTTCGTTTTGCGTGATGCAGCGGCCGCTACGGCCGGTGCGGTGCGGATGACCTCGGAGGTGATTGCAAACTCAAAATCGGAGGTGATGCGCGTGTTGACATCACCGCCGTATGACTCACTCGGCACCTCAATGCGGCACGTGCCGGTGAGGGTCGGTGCGTCAACGTTGGGCACGTACTCAAACTCCATCTCGGCTAGGTCGTTGTCCCAACAAAAGTCGGTGAACGACCCTTCGACGGCGGCCGAGGTGAAATCTTGTATGACGGTGCCCGCAATCGACCGGTTGCCGAGTTTGCGGCCCGGTGCAATCTGGTCACCGCACAACGTTTCCACCGCGTCACCATCATCGTCGTATGACGAATTAATGCGCACGTTGGTGACTTGACACGACACGTCGAACGCGCTTGCCGTTGGTCCCAATTTCAACACGCCGTCCTTGACGCGTGACTCAACAATTGTCATGGCTAAACCCCTTCTCTGAATTCGATTCGGTATGCGGGCACGGATGGTGAATCGACACTCAATGCCCATTGAGTGAATGTCGAACGGGTAACCGGCAACACGTCACATACGGCCGACTCAAGTGCGTCCAACGCTTTCCACGCATCCGCGTTGCCCGGGCCGGGTGCCAACACGATGACCGACCAATCGGCGGTGAATCCGCAACCGATGTCATACGTTTTTGTCGGCGGTGTCACCAACACACACGGCGGTGTTGCCGACCTCGGGTCAACGGTTGCGGAGATGCCCACGGCGGTGAGCAAATCGACAATCGCCAACCCTCGGTCGTAACCCGGTGTTGTCACGCGATCACCGGCGGTTGGTATTCGCCCAACTCCAAAAGTGAGCGCACCTCCGGGTCGAGTCTCGGCAGCAACGACACACCGATGTCGGCAAACGCGGCAACGCCTTGCACGCTGCCGCGTCGGCCGTACAACCGTGCAGCTTCGACCAACGCAGCTTGCGTGACCCTCGGCGGCCATATCGGCAACACGGTGCCGTCACCCGGGTCAAGGGTGAGGTCGGGCCGCCACATGGTGACCGCATCGTTCGCGGCCGCAACCGCTGCCGACATTGCTGCATCGTCGACGGTTGATGCCGGGTCGATGCCCATGTACACGCGCAATGCGGCATTGGTTGCGGGCATGACTACTTCGCTGCCGACCGGGCCGCGGTCGGTGATACGGCAACCTCACACAACGCGAGAGGTTCCGGCACGGCCGCCTTGCCGCGGGTCTCGGCAAGGATGACCAACGTGTTTTTGATGAACAAATCCGCATGGCTATCGGAGATGAACACCGAGGACACGTTGCGGTCGAACCAGCACACACCCGCCTTGAAATCGCCAACGGTTGCGGTGCCGACCGGTTGCAGTCGTGACGCAATCGGAGTGAGACCCCAAAACGTTGAGCCGATGGTCGGGCCGCCGAGGGTGCCACCCATCACGGCCATGTCAAGGTCGGCCCAATCGGCCGGGTTGAGCAACACCGCGTTCGGGTTGTATCCGTTCGACTGCACGACACCGATGCCGACGCGGATTGCTTGCAAAAGCGTGCCGCCGAGCGGGACCGACGCGGGTGGGATTGCCGCGCCAACCAACGCGTTGTTGATTGCCTCGGCAATCGCAAGGGTGATGCCACGGCGCAACTTGCCTTCGATGACCGACCGGATATATGACGCGTCGTCGAGTGCTTGCCGGGTGATTTGCACCCAATGGGCAAGGGTGTCGAGCGGTGCCGACGTCGGTGTGAACACCAACGTTGCTTCGGGTTTCGCTGCACCCTCGGCCACGACGGCCGCCTTCGGGTCACCGGTGACGGTCACCCATTCGACGACACCGGCCGACACACCGACGACATCAACGACGGTGAGCAACGGCGGAATGGTGATGTCTTGCACCCGCGGCGGCAACACGTAGTTCGGAATTGCAAGGTCGGTTGTCATGATCGCGGCGCGTTCTTGATGCGGCAGATAGTCGGCCACCTCAACGACACCGGATTGGCCGCGGCCGGTGTAGGCGCGGAATTGTGCCGACTCAACGAACATGCGACCGGCCGACAACGGTGCGGTGTCGGCACGACGTGTCGTGGTGGTCACCGGTGCGTCATCGGATGGTGTCGCAAGTCGTGTGCGAAGCGCGGCATAGGCGCGTTGAGAGTCGGCTTGTGCGCCGTACTCAACGAGTTGCGCATCAATCTCGGCACAACGCGTTTGCCATGCCGTCATTGACGATTGCTCGGTTGCGGACAAGTCGCGTTCCTCACGCGCTGCACGCTCGGTCAATTCGGTTGCCGATTGCGTGAGGGAATCACGCTCACCGGT